GAACACCAACACTTATGTCGCATGGAACTGGAAGGCTGGCGGCACCGCTGTCAGTAACACAGAGGGCGACGTTACCAGTAGTGTGTCAGCCAGCACTGAAGCGGGTTTAAGTATTGTGACCTACACCGCGACAGGCAGTGGAGACATTACTGTAGGACACGGCCTCGGAGTTGCACCAGAAATGATTATAGGCAAGGTCAAAAACCAAAGTTATGACTGGCGCATATTTGCTTTGCTTGCGGGTGCAACTAACCAATTAGGGTTTTCAAACGCCGCCGCCGCTGGTGGTGTATCTTTTGGAGCAACGGCCCCGACTAGCACAGTTTTTACCGCAGGGCGCGGCGGGACGGACAATATGAACTTTGGGGCTGGCGATCAAGTTGTGGCTTATTGTTTCGCTTCTAAAGAAGGGTATAGCAAGGTTGGTTTATATACGGGTAACGCAAGCCCGACAAATGGCACAGATGTGTTCACAGGTTTCAGGCCAGCATGGGTTATGATAAAAAGCGCGATTGGCGGGACTGGACATTGGAACATCTACGATGATGCGAGGCAACCGATCAACCCAAATCAACAGATTTTACGAGCGGATTTAGAAAATGATGAAACATCCGCATCATCTAGTCTTGCAATAGATTTTCTTGCAAATGGTTTTAAGGCGCGAAGTACGCATGTTAACGTCGGACAACGGGATTATGTTTATTTGGCTTTTGCAGAACAGCCATTCAAATATGCAAATGCAAAATAATAGGAGTTAGATTATGCCATATAAATATGCTGGTTCGTTGATACGCGCTGGGAAATCATGGACAGGTAGCAATGGAATCAAGCATCCCCCAAACTGGATGCAATGGTCTGATGAGGAAAAGGCCAAGGCTGGTCTGGTTTGGGAAAATGATCCAAAGCCATTTGATGGCAAGTTTTGGCAGGATGCAGATACGCCTCGTAAACTAGATGATACAAACCAAGTTGATGCTGATGGGAAGGCCATTACAGATAAAAACGGCAAGCAATTGGTAACCTTTGGATTGAAATCAATTTGGAAAGAAAGAACAAAACAAGAGGCAAAAAGCTTACTGCAACCCACCGATTGGAAGGTCATCAAAGCATCAGAGGTGGCTGATTACTCTATGGACAAGGAGACGGCAGACTATAGGGTGGCGGTGAGAAAAGCGTCTAATGATATTGAGGCAAAGATTGATGCGGTAAAAACACACTCAGCTTTCATGGCTTTGTTTGACCCGCCTGTTGACAGTGACCGCAAGATCACTGGTAATGCGCCAATTCATGATTGGCCTGATGAAATCTAGGAGATTGCCATGAGCGGCTTGACAGTAACGACACCAGCATCTGCCTTGCCAATTGGAGAGGTGGAAACGCGCAATTACCTGAGAATAGATTCTGACGTAGATACTAATCTCGTTACTGCCTTGATGACAGCGGCCCGTGACTGGGCAGAAAACTTTACTAATAGAACTTTAATCAATACCACTTACACCCTTTCGCTTGATGCGATTGGGGAGCGGGATCAGTTTTTGCGTGAGGGAATGTTTACTGGCGCATATCAGATTCCCTATCTGAACTATATAGAATTGCCAAGGTCACCTGTTGCAAGTGTTACGCATATCAAGTCGTACAACGACGCGAACACCGAATCCACCTTGGCGGCATCAAACTATTATTCTGATCTGGTCAGACAGCCAGCGCGGGTCGTATTGAGGGATGGTGGTTCATGGCCAACGGATTTAAGGAATGCCAACGGCATAGAGATTCAATATGTGGCGGGTTATGGATCATCTGGCGCAGATGTTCCAGAGCCAATCAGGGTTGCTATGTTTGAATATGTGACCTTTCTATATGAGCATCGCGGCGACTACGAAAGATTCCCACCCCCAAGACCGCCTGTATCGATGCAAATGTTATTACAGCCATATATGATCATGCGTTACGGTGTGAGCGCGTTTGGCGGGGGTTATTGATGGCCGTTGGCAGGATGCAACATAGATTGCAATTGCAATCCAAGACGGCCACCGCTGACGGCGGTGGCGGCACATCTGGCGCATTCACTACGTTTGCAACCGTGTTTGGCCGTATAGAGGCCCAAGGGGGCGGGGAAAGGTTCTTTGGTGATCAGATAGAGCCTCGCACCACTCACAAAATCACGATCAGATTCCGCAGAGATTTGAAGGTCACCCACAGGATATTGTATTCTTTCACAGTAGACGGCGCAAAATATAGTAGGTTGTTCAACATCAATCGCATTCTTAATATCGGAGAGCGCGACAAGTATCTTGAACTGGTTTGCACAGAGGGGGTGGCAACCTGATGGCACGGGTATCAGCCAAAGTCACCAGAAAGCCACGGATTGACAAGGTGAAACAGCAATACGCATCCAACGCCAAACAGCTTGTCGGTATCGCGGCATCGCTGGTCAGGGCAACCGCTGTCAATTCTATTTTGCAAGGTACAAAAACAGGTACCATTTACAGTCGTGGAACTAGCGCACCGCATCAAGCATCAGCGGCAGGAGAGCCACCAGCGAGTGACACAGGTCGTCTGGCGACTAATATTTTTATAAAGATGGATACAGATAGGCTTGGCGCAGATGTAGAAAGTCGCGCTAAATATTCTGAATTTCTCGAATTCGGGACTACTAAAATGGCGGCGCGTCCGTTCATGCATCCTGCCGCTGAAGCAAACAGGCCAAAGATTCGCCGTCTGGTTCAACAAATGAAGGCTAAGTGATGTCCATCCATTCCTTTGAATTACAGAAATCGGTGTTCACTGTTTTGAATTCTGCGAACATCACTGACGCCGCAGGCTCTGCTATCACGGGCGTTTTCGATGATGTGCCAGAAGGAACGGCTTATCCATATATTGTGGTCGGGGAAGAGTCCTCAAACAACATATCAACAAAATCACTTGATATGCACGAACATACGCTTACGATCCACACATGGTCACAGTATCGTGGCCTAAAAGAGATTAAGGTGATTATGAAACAAATCTATGATAACCTTAATGATGTAAGCCTGAGTGTGACAGGCGGTCAAGCAGTGAACATGAAACAGGAGTTTCTGACGACGCTGGTTGATGCAGATGGAATTACGCGGCACGGCGTCATGCGATTTCGTGCTGTTGTGTCAGACAGTTAAAAGGAGATTAAGACATGGCGGCACAAAAGGGTTCAGCCCTATTAATGAAAATCGGCAACGCAGGTTCGCCAGAGGTTTTCACAACAATCGGCGGGATGCGCTCAACCTCATTGACTATGAATGATGAGATGGTTGACGTAACAAACAAAGACTCAAGCAATGCAAGGACTATCTTAGCGCAGGGCGGGGTAAACTCTATAACTGTGTCAGGTAGTGGGGTGTTTACAGACAGCGCATCTGAAACCACCTTGAAGGGCAAGTTCAATGTATCAGCACTGACCAACTATCAGTTTCTTGTTCCCGATTTCGGTACTTTCACAGGGGCGTTCATGCTAACCACTCTTGAATATGGTGGAGAATATAATGGTGAAGTCACATATAGCTTTACCTTTGAAAGCTCTGGCGCGATCACCTTTGCGACGGTCTAATCATGGCTTGGCAAAGTGTTGATGTAAAAATCAAGAACAAGGGTTGGGGGGCTATGATAAAGGCCTCTGACTCTGTTGTTGAGTTTTCGGTATCTGCCGCCTGTAAGATTAAGGCGGGAGATGCTGTTGAATGTGGTGACGAAACATACAAAGTCATCTCTATTGAGGATATCGCCCAGAGGGGCGAGACACTTGTTTTAACTTGTGAAGGAAAGTCAGATGACAAATCCAAAGCGGGGGGAGCTTCCGATAGTTCTGGGAGCGAAGACGTATAATGGCAGGGTCACCATCGATTCTGTTCTTAGGATAGAACAAGCGTGTGGGTTGAGTGTCCTGAAGATTGCTCAAGCACTATCGGAAGGGGCGCTTACCACCACGCAAATCATTGCGATCCTTACCCCTGTCATTCGTGGCGGGGGCAATGATGTCAACGAGAAAGATGTTGGGAATGCTATTTGGGATTGCGGTCTGGCTGATGCAATCAAATGTGTGGGCGAAATTGTTGGCGTAATCCTGAGTGCTGGCGGTGATGAGGGAAACGACGAAGGGGTGACAGCCAATCCGTAGACGAGTTTCCTTGGGATGAATGGATGCAAATCGGCCTTGGAAAAATGGGGATGTCACCCGAAACATTCTGGGGAATGAGCTTCCTAGAATTCTATATGGCGGTTGAGGGGTTTGCTGAGTTTCATTCAGGTGGCAACGCGGCACCACTCAGCAAGGGCGAACTAGAAGATTTGATGGAAAGGTATCCCGACTGATGGCAACGACTGTCGATACCCTTCTGGTTCGCGTTGAAGCAGACCTAAAAGATGTCAACCAAAAGCTGGCGCGGTTTGACAAACAGGTCGATAACACCGCCAAAAAAGCAGGCAGAAATTTTCAGAAGATTAGCAACGTCGCCAAGGTGGCTCTTGGCGCGGTAGTCGTTCACCAGTTTGCCCAAGCTGGCATGGCGGCTGTGCGGTTTGCATCAAGCGTGGAAGAGATGCAAGCCAAGTCGTCAGTCGTCTTTGGTGCGTTCACTGGAGAGGTGCGTAACGCTCTGGCGGCGTTTGGCGATGAGGTGGGCAGAAGCACTTTTGAGCTTGAGGGCATGGCGGCGTCCATTCAGGACACCTTTGTGCCTATGGGTTTTGCCCGTGGTGAAGCCGCCAGATTATCCGTAGAACTTACCAAGCTGGCAGTCGATGTTGCATCGTTCAACAACGCATCCGATACAGAGACAATGGCGGCGTTCCAGTCTGCGCTGGTTGGCAACCATGAGACTGTTAGGCGGTTTGGCATCGTCATCACAGAGGCCACGCTACAGCAAGAACTGTATCGGATGGGCGTCAAGCAAAATGCTCAAGATGTAGACAATGCCACCAAGGTGCAGGCGAGGATGAATCTGATTCTCGCTGGCACTACAGATGCCCAAGGCGATGCCGCAAGAACGGCTGACAGCTTTGCCAATACATCAAAGGCGCTCAAGGCCGCGCTAGATGAATTGCTTGTTAATGTTGTAACGCCATTACTGCCAGCCCTGACAAACATGGCTAGAGGATTGGCTAACGCAACGAATTCACTGAATGAATTTCTTGTGGCTGTTGGGATGATTGATGAGGTTGGAAGGCCACAGGAAAACATACTCAGAGATTTGACGGCTGTAGAGGCAGAACTAACAGAAAAGACAATTAAATTAGCACAAGCGCGAAAAGATTTGCAAAAGGCGACAGAGGGATTAACAAAAGATGACGTAATGTCCCTTTTATTCCCCATGGCGAAGGGCGGGGATGCCACAGGCAATGCCGCCTTGGGCGGCTTACAAAGACTCAAAAACAACATCGTTGAGCTACAAACAGAAATTTCGGTCCTTACAACAGACGCTCAAAAACTTAATTCAGAACTTGCTGACACACTGGATGCGCCAACAGGTGATTCTGGTGGTGGGACACAGACAAAAACAAAAGGTCAAATCAAGTCAGAAAATAAGGTCACCAAAGCCTTAAATGATCAGCGGTTTGCAGTTCGATTGTTGAACGATGAAATTGATGGCAGAACGTCAGCGGAATTAAGGGCGCTGAAAGTTACGAGAGATTTGACGTCGGCAACTGATGATCAACTCAATGAGATTCTGCGCCTGATCAGAGAAGAAGAAAGATTGCAGGCCCAGATTGATGCAACAGCCGCAACAAAAAAGGCATCAGCCGAATTAAATGCCTTAGAATTTAACAGCGTGGCAAGTGAACAAGCCGCAGATGCGACCATGCTAGTCGCAGATTCATTTGCAGTGGTCACTGAAGAAATAGAAAAGTTTGAAGAGGCAAATAAAGAAGCGGCGAAAGCAACCGTAATAGTGGCTGATTCCTTTGGTTTGATTACGCAAGAAATAGATAAGTTTGAAGAGGAAGCCACAGCGGCAACCATGATGGTGGCTGATTCCTTTGGTGTGATCACAGATGAAATACATAAATTTGAATCAAAGGCGAAAGAATTGGACCCGATGACTAAGGAAATGCATTCATCACTAGCATCGATGTCAAGAGGTATCAGTGCTTCATTTGCTGATATGGTTGTTAGCGGCAAGATGAACTTGGATTCCTTGCAAAATATCTTCAGTAGCTTTGCCAAAACGATGATATCCAAAGCCTTTGAGCTTGCGGTGATCAACCGCATCATGAATAGCGTATTCAGTTTAAGCGGCACATCTGGGGAATTGCAGACTATCCCGTTGCCAAAACTAGGCGCAAGCGCAGGGGGTGGTCGTGTTCAGGGGCCAACGCTGGTCGGTGAGCGAGGCCCAGAGTTGTTCGTGCCATCATCCGCAGGGGTGATAAGAAACAACCACGACACCAAGAACATGCTTGGGCAGTCGGGTGCGGTGGTGAATCAATCAATCAACATTGACGCTGGCGTATCGCAGACGGTAAGGGCCGAAATTATGACAATGATGCCCGTGTTCAAACAGCAAGCCCTTGAGGCAGTCGTAGAAAGCAGAAGGCGTGGTGGTCAAGTGGCCTCTGCGTTTGGCAGATAAATGGCGGCACCAACATATCCCCTAAACCATCCCGCCACCCCAGCGTTTCGCAATTCGTCTTGGCGTCTTATCAGGCAAAACGCAATGGCAGAGTCGCCGTTCACGGGCCAGCAACAGGTCTTTGAGTATGATTACGCGCTTTGGACGGCAGAGATAAGCCTGCCACCGATGATGCGCTCTGAAGCGGCGGCATGGGAAGCATTCTTCATGAAATTGCATGGGCGCGTTGGCACGTTTCTGTTAGGCGATCCAGATGCCAAGTCAGCCCAAGGTTCTATCACGGGGTCAAATACACTCAGCGCAAACGCGAGTGTGGGCGATTTCACGCTGACGATCAGTACAGGGCAGAACAGCGTGACAGGTATCTTCAAGGCTGGCGATTATATACAGTTGGGCAGTGCCGCATCGTCAAAACTGCATATGGTTGTGGATGACGCAGACAGCAATGGCTCTGGTATTGTATCAGTCCAGATTGAGCCAAAGGTCAAGGTTGCGGTTAGCAGTAGCGCGGCCATCGTGATATCTAATCCGCGCTGTCTGATGCGAATGACCAGTGACGAACTGGGCTGGGATGCAGACCATGTTAGTAAATATGGAATCACGTTTGCCTGCCAAGAGGCGTTCTGATGGGTATTGATTTAGTGCATATTATCGATGGCCTCATGGGCGTAATTATTTTGGGTGGCGGCTGGTTTCTTGGCACACAATCCAAAGAATTGAAACGGGTTGAGATTTTGTTAAACAGGACGCGCGAAGATTACGCCACAAGGTCTGACATGAAGGACGATATGAGAGCGGTGATGGATGCATTGCATCGTGTTGAGGACAAACTTGATCGTGTGCTGGGCAAAGACTAGGGGGCAGATATGAATATCAATAGATTTGTAACGCAGTTGCGTTTCCATGAGGGCGTCAAGAATTTGGTCTACAAAGACCATTTGGGAATTGAAACTATAGGCGTGGGTAGGAATCTGCGTGAGCGAGGCTTGTCAGATGAAGAGGTCGATTATCTTCTGCAAAACGATATCAAGATTGTAGAGGATGAGCTTGATAAGACCCTGCCTTGGTGGCGAGACATGTCAGAGGTTAGACAAAGAGCCTTGGCAGATTTGGTGTTCAACATGGGTATGCCGCGCCTTCACGGATTCGTCAAAACTCTGGACGGCTTACAAAGACGAGACTATCAGACAGCCGCCGACGAATTACTCGATTCCAAGTATGCCAAACAGGTCGGGGCGCGGGCTGTCAGAGTCGCGGAGATGATTCGCACTGGTGACGACAGCGAAGAATTCTGAAGTCTTCAATGACAAAGCCTATCATCACAGGGGCTGTGCCAATATCTGAAATTGCGAAGATCGAAAGAAGAAAAAGGCAAAACTGGGGTTTTATAAAATATATGCAGAAAGGAGAGAGCTTTTCTGTAGAGACGCAAAGGCAGGCCCAGAATGCTTACCATGCAGGCAGGAACAGAGGCTTCACCATGAGGATTCGGCAAACGCCAGACGGCGGCTATAGGGTTTGGAAATTGTGAAATCAGGAGTGTTCTTATCCAGTCATGTATGAATATAAAATTAAAGAAATAGTTAAAGTTGTCGATGGTGACACAGTGGATGTCATCATAGATCTTGGATTCAGCCTTACCAAAAAAGAGCGTGTCAGGCTGGCTGGTATTGACGCGCCAGAAAGCAGGACGACGAATCTGGAAGAAAAAGAATTGGGGATGGACGCAAAAGAGTTTTTAGAGCGCCGCCTTGCGGATTGTCCAAGCCTCAAAGTGCAGACAGAGAAAGACGGCAAATATGGCAGAATGCTTGGCCATTTCATTTGTGGTCACATGGATATCAATAAAGAAATGGTTACTCGTGGGTTTGCGTGGACTTACGATGGCGGCAGTCGAGAGAAAGATTTACAGGCGCTGAAACAGATCAGGGGCATCGTATGATACAGGCATTGATCCCAGCCATAACAGAGCTTGCTGGCGGCTGGCTAAAAGGTAAAGCAGAAGAGAAAGCCGCTACAGCCAAGGCCAAGGTTGCACGGGCTGAAGCGGAAGCCGCCGTGCTAGTCTCAGCGGCTACACATGAAGCTGGCTGGGAAAAGATCATGGCCAAGGGGAGTCAAAACTCTTGGAAAGACGAGTGGCTGACAATTTTGTTTTCGATTCCCCTAATTTTGGCATTTTGTGGAGATTGGGGCAGGGAGATTGTGGCGCAAGGTTTTGATGCCTTAGAAGCCATGCCTGACTATTATCAATATACCTTGGGCGTCATCGTAAGCGCCAGCTTTGCCGTAAGATCAGCGACAAAGTTTTTCGGCAAGAAATGAGCAAGAAGATTCACAAGGTGAGCTTTCTGTCTAATACGCAGAATGTGCGCCTTGGTGGATTAATCGCCGTTCTAGGGGACAGGGAGCCTTATGAGTACATTTTGAGCGGTCTTATGAAAGACGGGTTTGTAGAGCGAACAGGTGGCGTTCTAAGGCTGACTGACAGGGGCATCAGAGAAAAGGACAGGCTGACGACGCTGGCGGGGCTGATGTTTGAAAAAGACCGATAGTGTCTTATCTGAAAGGCTCTCCAGCTATCCAGCAAACGAGTGACCATCTTGTACCTTCTGTCAGCGGTGTCACCCGATGCGGCAAATAGGACGGGAACGCTACGGCAGTTCCCCGATCTGGGCTGATGTGGCTCTCGCCATCTGTGAAGAACGCAAGATCGCCGCCCTTGTAATCGTCATTTAAGAGAATCGATATGCTGATTTTTCTAGTTGAAGAATCACCAAGGCCAATGTCCAAGTGCCAATCATAGCCCTGCGACGGCGCGGCATATTTCAAAAGTTGTGGCCGCTCAAGCAGGCCAGTCAGGTTGAAGTTGAATTGCTTGTTGGCTTCAATCGCGCAATTAACAATCAGTTCATCCACCCATTTGAAATATTCATCGATGACGAACACCTCAGTTTGTCGGACGTTCATTTCAACCACGTTGGTGTTGTCATGTTGAATCCGCCCCTGCACCGCAATATTTTTAGAATCTTCATGTAGACCTATAAGTGCGTCACAGGTTTTTTTATTGATCTGATCAGCCGCCATGACGCCAACATCAAGCTCACGCAACTTTGGTGGAATAGCTAAAGCCATCTAATTCTCCTTATAAAATATATGTCTGGAAATCTGACGCACTGGACGCTTTGTTTCAGCCCAATCAGGTTGAACATAATCAGCGTGATAATACACCGCTCCATTCGTCGGATCATAAATCTGCTTATGATAAACCCCCCACGCAATAGATGTGGCCCAGTGCAAGGCATCTTCATCTGTTGGCTTGTCGGATTTGCCGTCGCAATAAAAACTGAACTGACATTGGTGCCTGATCGGCAGATCGGGCTTGGTGATATATGTTTCGCCTTCTGTCACCACGCCGCAAACCGTGTCAGGGAAATCATCGCTCTCAACTCTGTTCATGATTACATGAGCAACAGCCATTTGACCGATAGTCGGCTCACCTCGTGCCTCAAAATATATAGCCATCGCCAGACAGGTTATTGGTTCTAGGAACATGACCATCACCCAAGCCCAAGCATTTGCGGTATGGTTACGCATTGTTTCATGGGGTCATAAATATAGTCATTGCAGGATAACAGTTTGTTCATGACAATTATGAACAACATCATGGTCACAAGATACAGCCCGAAAGCAAAAGCCAATATTGTCATAAGCCGAAAGAACCAACTAATGCGTAACATTAGACTCTCCCTGTCAGAATAGAGTGTCCTCTACCCTTCAAGCATCTATTCAACATCACATCTTGATCTAAGACGGCCTTCTGCCAGATAGTCAAGTTATCGGCCAGAAGCTGTTTGCACTCCATAACGTCACGTTGATACACTGCGGCTTTGTCGCCACTGCTTCTAAGGTCAACAAGCGGTGCATAGCCACTACAAGCGCCCAGACACAATGCCGATAATATCACAAGCCTCTTCATGATCTTGCCCTCACCATCATATCAACAAACTCATTGAATCGTTCTTGAGTCATCCAATTATAAGGCGAGTCGGGCGCTACCATCTCATCGTTAGGGTCAACACGATTGACACAACGATGGCTTGCCTTTCGGATGCCTTCCTCATCTTCATGAATGTCTGGCTTGTAGATGTATCCCTTGCGCGAATACTCAGGTGCGTTGTGCCAACTTATCATCGTTCTTCTCCATCAACAGTTTTATGGTCAAGGCCATTCGTGGTGTTATGACTCTACTACCCCCCTCAAGTCGTGAGATCATCGCGCGGGTTGTGTAGCCAAGCAGTTTCGCCATCTCTGTTTGAGATAGCCCTAGCCCTAATCGGATTGTTTTGAACTCGTTAGGCGTCATGCTAAATCCTCTGGAAAGCCATCTGGCGATCTCTCAGAAAATGCTCCATGTCCGTGATTATATTAAACAGGGTCACGCACTCATCCTCTGAAAGATGGCTTATGGCGGTTTGAATAATATCAGGGCGTGGGTTTGCGGCTATGAGCCTCAAAGACTCCCTGAACCTCTGGGTGCCAACAGGCATGTCGTCAATGTGAATCGGTGATGTCATCTTCATGGTTCCTTTTAGTTTGTTTTCGGGCGTGAGATGACGGTTTGGTTAACACCGTCATATACTGCGTGGTCTTTGACGGTAGCCTTGATCGTGATGGTGTCGTCCTTGTCACCAAGGTCGGCGCTACCGAAATACTTGAAAACGTCGCCCTGTTCATTTTCAAGGATTGTCAAAAGTGAAACGCCAAAATGTGTTTCAATCGCTTTGACAAATGTGATTGTGGCGGTGATGTCGATACGGTCTTTGATGTTGCCAACGTGGTTTGACTTGTTGCGCTTGGCCTCAATCTCTGCCTGACGCTTTTCTTCAGCCGCCTTGTTGGCCTCAACCACGGCCATGAACTCATCGCGGCGCAAGAGAACTTGTTGCCTGATCGTCTCTTTGACCACATCAGCGCATGGCGCATCAATGTTGCCGTTGAACATCCAGTTGACAAAATATTCGACAGGCACTGACGCAATCTTCTGACCCCAATACTTACCCCAAGGCATCAGGCCATTGTTGGCTGTTTTGATGTTTGCAATGCGCTCTGGGTCACACTCGCCCCAAGTTTCAAACTGATGTGCGCTGATGCTCTCAACAGTCTCAAGAAGCTCACAGGGGTTATGGCCACGTTCCGCGATAACAGACCGCGCTTTGAGAATGGCAGTGTCTGCATCCTTAGAAAGATTGCAGACATAGACAGTTTTCTCATCACCATAAACATCAAAGCCGTCGCGCATCCGCAAAGTGAATATGCCGTTGCCTTCACCAGTGGCGATGAAATACTTAGCGGTATCGATGTCGATTGCGTGGTCAGTCATTGGTCAGTTCTCCGTGGTTGCGAATCGTGGTTGTTCAATACTGCGATTCTGCCACTAACTGTTTACTATTGTCAACAGTCAATGTCGTCTCCCATGTGTTAAAGCCACCCCATGAAGGGGTGGCTGGTCTTGTGGTTAGGCTGTTGCCTTGTCGATATTACCGCCGTTCAGATATCCATCGATCCGCTCTATCAGGTCGCTGATGTCAGAGCCTTCCTTCAACTTTTTGCTAACAAAGGTGAGCATATCGTGGTGTTCATCACTGGCCTTTTCTTCAGCTTGCAGGGCGGCTTCCATAAGCTCTGGCTGACACTCTGGCTGACGGTGAATCAGGATCATCAAGTTGACCATCAGGGCTGAACCAACGGACCAGCTATCTACACCGCCGTGAAGATTCAAGCCGCCCTGTTGTGTCCAATCAGTTTCCCGCAGTGTTTTGAAATAGTAGCGGCTGACAAACTGGCCTAAGACGGTGCCGTCAACATCACGCTCAAAGTCGTAGCGGCAATCGTAGAACTCGACCAGCATGTCATCCTCATCGTGCGTCAGGCACATATCAAGTCCATACCTGTCACCCTTGAATACAAGGCGCACATGCCAGTCCATGTTGGTTTCGTTGTCTGTGAATTTGTATAAAACGCTCATTTTGATCTCCGTGGCTAGGTTTCGATAATAGAGTTATATCGTGGCTTGTTTACTATTGTCAACACCCTTTGACAAAAAAGACCCCGCTTGTGTAGCAGGGCCAGTTTAGGGAGGAAGGCCCATGCTAGTATAATTCGATAAAAATCCACAACCAATAAATCAGAGCTTCACCGCCCTGTGATTTGCAGAAAGACTGCGCCACGCTTCAATCTTGGCTTCTGCCGCTATCCGCAGAAATCTTTTCTTTTCATCTTCCTCAACTGCGATCCGCAATATGTCCAGATGCTGGATATACCGTTGATCAGAGTACGCTTCACGCTCTTGGGCAGACACTGGTTTGTCTTTGTGTTCAGCCATGATGATGGCCTTGAGGGACTTTCGGTATTCTTCCAAATAAACCCTGTAAGCCTTGCTCTTAGCCGCGTCCTCTGCGTTGTCACGCAACCAGTCAACGGCCTTTTCAATATCAGCGTCGAGAATCATTTTGTTTCCTTGTGAGGGCTATTTTCCCAAAAGGATTCAGCGTTTTGTTTCCCAGTGTCAGGGTTGCCAGTTTGCTCATCAAAAAACGCAAGCTCATTCCCACGCTTGTGAAGCATGATGTGATGGCGCAAACACAGCGGCACGACATTCCTGTCAGTGGCCTTTAACCCCACGCCTCTGACGCCTTCCCACGGCTTCAGCAAGTGATGCGCCTGTATCGGCCCCAAGCAATCTCTATTGGTTTGAAGGATACACCCCTGCGAGTGTATCCATTCCAAATGCTTTTTGTTCTGGTATCGCTTTGCCATCAGAACGGGATATCATCGACACCATCCAGATCAGGTGTGTCTGCCACCATAGGGATTGATTGCGTTTCCTGCTTGGGCCTAGCCATGCTGATGGCTGTCATGGGCGTACCGTTGGCGCTGGTCTTTTTTCGCGCCCAGACATTCATCTTTCCATCGCCAATGTCGATGCTTCCCTGCGAATCAAAATCCTTGTCGGCGTCGGCTTCAAACATAACCCCTACCTGTTTGTGTATTTCAAACACGGTGTTGCCCTTGGCCGTCGTACATTTGACGATGATGACGTTATGTTCCTCGCCTTCAATATCGATCTTGCCCTGCCTGACGACTTGTGAGCCGTTAGCTGGGAACAGTAGTCCAGAATTCGTGTTATCGTAGCCGTCACTCATATCAATTTCTCCTGTTGTGAATCTTCAGCCAGCGGCGTCCAAGCGATATCAAAGAGCCTGTATGATTTACCAGTCACTTTACCCGTGACGGTCTGGCCTAACGTGGTTTTGAGGTTTTTCAACTCGTCAATCGTTAGTGTCATCGATTTGTCGCCGTGCAATATTTTCAAGCCACCCTTCTTGATGGCGGCGTCAACCTCATAGTCGCGCACTGAAACAAATTTGCCCTTCCAAAGTTTTGTGACCTTCTTTGTTTTCATGTCATGCCCAGCCCATCTATAGATTCTAACATCTTGGCCTTCTGGGCCTCAGTTGTATCGTGATGCGCGACTTCTGATCTTATGCGCTTGACCTCTGAAATGTTCAGAGGATTAGCTTTGCGTCGTTTGATGTCTGCGGCAGAACCGTGATTCTTCATGTGTCGGCCCCAAGTCTTGACCTCTGAAAAGCGCGTAGACTCCGCGTCTCCTTCAAAGACCCTGTATGGTGGCCCCGCATAGTCAAAGGCCGCTGTATGGGCTTTGTTGGGCGTTCTAGGCGGTGATATTATGCTATCGCCCGACCTGCCATGCGCGATGTTGCCATCGTCCTCAAAATCAGCCTCAAGATTCAGCATCGCCTGTATATGATAGCGGCGCATGTAAGTGATCCCCGAACCGATTTCCTGCGGCTTGGTGGCGCTGTCACCAATCGCCGTATCCGACTGCATCCATTGGCCGCTGGCAATGTGAGCCAGTGTGGTGCTGACTACGTTATACGTTCCATCAAACGTGGTGCTATAGAATACCTCAATGCCGTTTTCCCAGAGGGCATCCTTACAGGCGTTGAAAATATCATCCAGAGTAGAAAATAGGTGAGGCTTGCCAGCTTTGTTTTTGAAGTAGTGATTCTGGCCGTGCTTCTCTAGTTCCTTGAAACCCTTACGGGCTGTATGTAAGGCGGTCAAAAGCTCGTTTATGTTTTCACTAGATTTCATTTTGCATCTCCATTTGCCAAACGTCCTTTGCGATGTTCTTCATGGTGTCCGACCACATCCAGTGATCTAGGTCGGGGTAGACAAGCTGACAACACTCTATGATGTCGTCTGAGTGAGACAGCACGGTTTTCAGGCCATTGGCGGCTTTCTCCAACTGTCTGATGTGGAATTCTGGATTTGGGATTTTGTAGGATAACACCTCTTTCGGGGTGATGTAATCGATCCATGCCTCGCGTCTCGTAGCCAGCGCATAGAGCGAACCCTGACGGCTGGCGGCGTTGGTCAGTGATGACACAGCCCTGCCAACAGTCTTGATGTCGCGCACCTTGTCATCGTAAAGAAGATCAAAGAACCCAAGGAAAGGCACATCTATGTCGCCAATGTTGACCCTGACCCTGCCCTGTTCCTCTACAGGCGTGTCCTCAATGGCGCGATAGAACTTTGTACCTACCTCAACATATTTTGAAATGTTGTCACGCTCTTTGCCAATCTTCTCTGAATCATGTTCGTTGCTGGCTTTGGTCTGATAGTCATCAAAGACGCTCAGAGCATGATTAACCAGTTCATCGTGGCTGGTGTCAGGCTCAAATACTGCTTTGGTGATTGCGCGGTCAGCGGCTGATCCCCGCCATGCAGACGGCCCCGCCTCGTTGTCAGTCAGCCCTGCAACCTTCAACAGGCATAGGGCTGGCTGGCTGATCCACAGGTTGATTGTGGATGGTGACAAATGATGCACATTGTGCTTTTTGAATACTGATTTCATTTTGTTGGTCCTCGTGGTTATGCCATAAGCCTTAATCTGCGCGGTTACTAATGTCAACTTTATTTTTGATGATCGAGAATTTTGATGCGCCGAAACAAATACAACGCTCAAAAAACAGTCCTCGATGGTATCACCTTTGACTCAAAGAAAGAGGCGGCAAGGTATAGTGATCTTGTGCTGTTGGAAAAGGCGGGACACATCTCCAACCTGAGACTGCAACCTGAGTTTCCGCTGATGGTGAACGGCACCAAGGTCGGCAAGTATGTTGCCGATTTCAGTTACCTTACCAAGTCAGGAAATCGGGTCATTGAGGATGTCAAAAGCAAGGCAACCATAACATCTGTGTATCGGCTGAAGAAAAAGATACTGGAAACCTATGACCCACCCGTTTTAATTACTGAGTTTTTTTGATAAGCTAAATCAGCCAGATGGCGCTTCACCTAGTCCATACGGGCTTTAACGAGTTTGTATTTATGGTTGATCCTGTCACGGCGATGGCTACCGCAAGCGCGGCTTTCACCACCATCAAAAAGGGTTTTGCAATAGGGCCGCGCTCCCCTCTGGCTTAGTTCAGAGGGGGGCGTGGCAAGCAGGACGCGATGTAGAATCGATGATGTCCGATATCGGACGGTGGATGGGTGCGCTCTCTGATCTGGATCAGGCAGAACGAGAAGCCAAAAATCCCCCTATATTTCGCAAGCTCTTTGCTGGAAAATCAGTTGAAGAAGAGGCGCTGTCTATCTTCGCCTCAAAACGAAAAGCTCAAAAACAGCGCGAGGAACTTAGACAATTCATACAGCTTACGCTTGGTCAGAAGGCATGGAATAATTTGATTTCAACTGAAGCCAAGATCAGAAAGCAACGTCAAGAAACACTCTATGCCCAGCGTGAAAAGCGTAGAAAATTTGTCGAGATTTTTGCTTGGATTTTTTTGGTAATTTTGGGTGGCGGTGTTCTGATTGGATTTGTGTTGCTCTTGAAGGCGCACACAGCAAGCGCCGCCGACATCATGACCACCTGTCGAAAGGCTAAGTGTGAGTCAATGAACAAGAACACCATCGTTTGTGTTTACAGGGGCGCTAACAATACCGTCGAATCTATGGTGTTCAAAAAGTCGGATCACATCCCACACGAATTTCAATGCAAGTATGACCCCAAGGCCAAGAAAGAAATGACGGTGCAGGAGACTCTCAAGGCAATCAAAGAGGCAATGGAATGACCAAGAAATTTGAAAAGGACACCGAATATGCTCAGTATGATCTGGACGGCGATGGTGAAATCACAGATGAAGAACTCGCCCACGCCAAAGAAATTAGGCAGGCTGAACACGAGTTGCGGAAACTACGGGCGCAACGTCGGATGGCCACGGCAACACTGGTCGGAATGGGTGCGTTCACAGCGGCGATGTTCGTCGTGTCAGTCGAGCGGGTGCAGGCACTGGCTGATTTGAGCAATCTTTTCTACATTTCGGGCGCTGGTATTGTCGGCGCGTTTTTTGGCTCATCTGCTTGGATGTCCCGTAACAAGTAAGGCGTCACAAAATCAAACGAACCAAAACCTTTGACACCCGCTATGACAGACCAAAGCAGAAGGTGCATCAAGCGCGTAAGTGTGAGATTTGTGAGACAGAGTTCGGCTCGTTCTCTTTTGACTTTGGGCGTACATGGTACTGCTTTCACCACGCTGAAGAAGGGAAGCGTAGGTGTTCCAGAAATTAGCCTTGTCGGAGTTTCCGCCCCTAAATCGATTTAGACTTCAATTCGTAATCATGGATGATGGTGCCTAAAGCGGGATCACCCACTTTCATCTCACCTATCCATACCCGTTTCTTGACATTGCCCCTCGCGTCTTTGAGGGTGCGCCAGTGTCCGCGCCGCCAATGTTCCCGCTTGGGTGTGCCATGCCCCGTGAACATCTGGTCATATATGCGTTTGCCGCGCGGCTTGGGCAGATTGATAGTGACCACCTTGTACTCATTTTTTGGCACCTTGCGGCCAAACTTGATTTGATCAATTTGCTTGGCTGGCTGAACTGTTTCATGGGCTATGAGATCATAGTTCAACAATCCCAGCAACGCGATCAGGAACCGCCCATCACCAGCTTGAGACATCAGCGCCCGTGCCTTGTATTCAGTCATTTCGCGGGGCGACCAGCCTTCATCAAACTTTCTGGCTGGCATCGACCAATGCATCGGGGCGCTTTGTACTTGCATGAAACAGCGTTCCAGCGCGGCGTCCATCTTGCCTTTCTTTTCCCACTCATCCAGATACCAAGCGCCGATCAAAGCTGATGATGTCATGTCCATGTCCATTTCAAAGGCACGATCATCTGGTACAGATGCATCAAACTTTTGATCTAGTTCATGATGCGTGAATGGCCCGTCGTTGGACATATAGAATCCGATTGGCATCCCGACCACCTGATCAGCCTTTGGCCCATTGACGTTTTTGGCTTCATCAAAATCATCTCTGACGACCATGTAGTTTGTGAACATGGGCTGACCGTTGATCTCCATGATGTGATAGCCAATTCGATCTGCAACATCGGCCTTGGACTCGTCATGCGTCAGGCCAGCCTTTTTCATTTCACGGTTGATGATGTCCTGCCTGAAATCTTCATCCCACTCAATCCACATATTGCTGAAGCAAGGCTTGGCACGCTCCAGCATGTTGACAAGAGTCTGCGGCTTGGCGAGTGACGCCAGATAGGCATGTTCGACTAGGCTGTTGCTCACCACAAACTTTTGAGATGTCGCTATGTTGGCTTGTACGTTCCGACGCATGGCCTCTGCATACTTGCCTTGCTGATATCCGTAGATGCCCCGCTTGGGGTTTGCCAAGGCGGTCAATAGCACGTTGGACAGGGTGGGCTGGATGGCCCCAATGCCTGTCTTCAGCGATGATATGGCTTGATCGTACTTGTCCGTCATGGTCATTTCGTTCTCCACTAAGTTGGTCATTCTCTGAGATTCTAGTCTCACTGTTTACTATTGTCAACAGCCTAATCATCGTGGTAGTCATCACGATAGTCGATAATTTAGAAAAGTTGTTGCGACGGGCCTAAAAAATCTATTAGTGTCTCTGAACCACGATGACCAATGGAGATGAATATGAGTTGGGATGCCCTGAAAATTGCCGCTCAATCGCGTTGCAGAACGCCTACCGCCAAGCTCGTTTTGATCATGCTGGCGAACTACGCTGATGATAATTATTCAAGCTATCCGTCAAATTCAAAGCTGTCTGACTTGTGTGGCTGTGATGAGCGCACCATCAAACGTGCCATCAAAACTCTTGTCGAGGACGGCCTTGTGAGGGTGACGCCACGCTTTAGTAAAGACGGCAAACAGACCAGCAACAGTTTCACAATTATCACGAACAGGGGTGACAAAAATGACGGGGTGGGGGTGACAAAAATGACCCCCAATACTATCAGAGATATACCCGTTAATAAGGAATCAAAGAGGGGTGACAAAAATGTCTACCCCAAGGAATTTTTAGAGTGGTGGGATTTATATCCGCGCAACGACGGTTCCAAGAAAAAGGCTTTTGAGGCATGGGTCAAGGCCCAGCCTTTGATTGACCAAGACGATCTTGTGACCGCGACCAAGATGTTTGCCCGATCCTGCCACGGTAAAGATAAAACATTCATAGCCCACGCGACCACTTGGTTGAACCAAAGGCGTTGGGAAACCGTGCAGGAAGCACAAGCAATAACCACGAACCGCAACCAACTAGCAGGATGATGACTGATGCAGGAGTTAATTGATCAAGGAATCCGATTACGTTCTTATTCAGAGGGTGATCACAAAACCACATGCCCCCAATGTTCAAGTGGCAGGCGCAACAAAACAGACCCGTGCTTGTCGGTCACGATAAAACCTGATGGGGGCGTCGTATGGAAATGCCATCACTGCGAGTGGGTTGGTGGGGCTGGTGGGGCCGAAAGGCCCGTGTACGGGCGTCTGAGGGCGTTTAAAAGGCCATCCAAGCCAGAAGGTCAGTCTGTAAACGATCAGGCGGCGGCGTGGTTTGCAAAACGGGGCATATCGCAGTCCACGGTTTCAAGATTTCAGATTTACAGGTCTGAACAGCATCTGGGGAACGGGCCAGAGGGTTGTGTTTCGTTCCCGTATTACAAAGACGGTGAACTGGTAAACATTAAGCACCGCACCAAAGACAAGCGGTTCCGTCAGGAAAAAGACGCCGAAAGGACGCTATACAATATCGATAGCGTCAAGGCTCACTGGGACAAGAGCGGTCCCAAAGAGGTGATCTTTGTTGAGGGCGAGATGGATGTGCTGTCTCTTGTAGAGGCTGGGTTTGACCATGTTGTCACTCTGCCTGACGGCGCACCAAAGGAAGCCAAGTTTGACGCGAATGACAAAAGATTCGCGGCCCTACAAAACTGTGAATGGTTGAACAACGCAGAAAAGGTCATTCTGGCTGGCGATTGTGATGCCGCAGGCAAGGCGCTACAGCTAGAACTAATTCACCGCTTTGGAAAGGATCGTTGCTGGACTGTCGAGTGGCCTAATCTACACGATATTCAAACCAAAGACGCCAATGAGTGTCTGGTTCATCACGGCGCAGAGGTCGTGGTCGAGGTCATCGAAAACGCCACGCCGTTCCCCATTGATGGAATCTACACGGTCAAAGATTATCAGCGAGAGGTGCAGGACATCTATTCTGGGAACGTCCAGAAGGCTATCAGTACAGGGTTTGATAATCTTGATGAAATCTACAAGGTGATGCCATCGACATTCTGTCTGGTGACAGGGGTGCCAAATCATGGAAAATCCAACTTTCTGGATCAGCTAACCGTCAATCTCGCCCGTAATGAGGGCTGGCGGTTTGCGGTCTTTAGCCCTGAACACTCAACGGCAAATCACATCAGGCGGTTATCAGAGAAGGTTGTTTGCAAGCCATTTGACGATGGCCCCAGTGACCGCATGACCCGCGAGGAGTTGGGCGATGCCATGATGTTTCTGGATGAAAAATATTATTTCATCGAAAGCCGCGACACGATTCCAAGCATTGACTGGCTACTTGGCAAGGCCAAAGCGGCCTGCTTGCGGCATGGTGTGAAAGGGATAGTGATTGACCCTTACAACGAGATCGATGCCAGCCGCGAGGGCAACAAGCGAGAAGATGAACACATCAGGGATTTGATATCTGCCTGCAAGCAATTCTGTCGGAGTCATAATGTCTGTATGTGGATGGTCGCCCACCCTGCCAAAATGCAAAGAAATCAAGAGGGTATCATCCCGCCGCCAAGCCTGTATGATGTAAGTGGGTCAGCCCATTGGAACAACATGACCGATGTGGGGCTGGTGATACACAGGGATTTTGAAACCGATCAGACTAGGGTGATAACCCGAAAGGTCAGGGAACAGGGGTTATATGGCGCGATAGGTGAGGCTTATTTTAATTATGATGTCACTCAGCATATATATCGCCCAGTCATGGGAGTGTTGTGATCATGGCGTCAGGATTTGCACAGCTTCAACAGCTTAAAGACAAGATGTTGGCACCGCTGTTTGAAAAGCGGCGTCACCTTGGATGCTTTATGTGTGGCAAGACGTTTTATGGATATTATCAGAAGCAGGGTTACGGCCACAAGGTTCCGAATGGGAAAAGAAGACCACATCCGACAAAAGCAGGATGGTATGTAGTTGAGACTTATGATGATGTCTACTATCCGAATTGCCCAGACTGCCTCACCCCGATGTTCATAGATGACGCCAAATCAGCAAAGGCATCATATCACAGCATGATGGAAGATTTTAGGAAACGAGATGAACGTGCGGCGGCGCGTAAAGCCAAGCGCGATGCAAAGCCCGTGATATGCACCCGTAAGGTACGGTTTGAGAACTGGCCTATCTTTCAGGAGCGGTTGCAAGCGGTGGCAGACAACCCAGACCTACTGACGGCACATGAATTGATGTCATCGTGGTTCTTGGACAGGCTGTTTTGGTTAAAGTTTGGCAAGGGCTGTCACACCATGACATGCCGCCATTGGTCAGTCAGAAAGCAGTTGTATGACGGCACCTATAAAAGCAACAGCGGCAAAAGCACGATGGGGGAATGAGTGCCATACTTTGAAATCACCAACACGGTCACAGGCAAGATGCATGAGGTCGGCAACAGGTCAGTGGTTTCATACATAGAGCGCAAAGAAAAATACGGAACCAACAGGCGCAATGACCCGAAAAGGAACTATGGGTTGCCAAACAGCAGGGGGTATAGATGATGCTAAATAATAAAGAGCGAGACATCATTTACAAACTTATAGAAGAAGCCAAGCCAACAGCTTCTGTTTTAATGGGTGAAAAGGTTCTTTGCCCCTCCGATATGGCTCTTTATGACCAGTTAAATAAATTGGAACAGAAACTTAAATCAAGCGACAGTCGATATGAGCCTGTAAGTCGTGAAGAATATGAAGCAAGAGGTGGCAAGTGATGACATCATTAAATCTTGGACAGAATCTAGCCGTGTGGTATCATTCGCTCGTCGATCCAACAGCATCTCCACGTTGTTGTGGTCTTCGTGGTTGTGAGGGGGGTTTGGTCGCCTCCCTCACTTTCGTTTAATTGACAGATTCGTCATGCAAATGGTAATCTGGAAATTGACTTGGGCCGTTACCCAACTTGTAACTTTAACAACAACTGCAAACCGATTGGTGGTTAGTTTTTGGTGTCGGTGGCAAGATTTTGTGTTTCGACAGCGGCTCAAGTCACCACCCCACACAGCGGCGGTCAATGCCAAGGTCAGGGTGTTCCGATATGTCCCGCACGACCAAATCCCACAATATGAGCGCATGGGCTATGTCTGCCCCACCCCAATCAAGGGGCATCACGGATTCTGGTCAGTAATCATGGAGCGGCCCGATGATAATCAACGGTGACTGCTTGGAGGAAATGCAAAGGCTGATTGATGACGGCGTAAAGGTAGATGCTGTCGTCACTGACCCACCATATCACCTCACATCGATCACTGAGCGGTTTGGCAAAGAAGGCTCTGCCCCAGCCCAGCATGGCACAGACGGGGCGTTTGCAAGGGCGTCACGCGGCTTTATGGGCAAAGAATGGGATGGGGGAGACATAGCGTTCCGCGCAGAGACATGGGCGTTGTGCTTTGATCTTTTGAAAGCAGGGGGGCATCTACTGGCGTTTTCTGGCAGTCGCACATATCACCGCATGGCCGTCGCAATAGAGGATGCAGGGTTTGAAATCCGTGACCAGATCATGTGGATATATGGCTCTGGCTTCCCCAAAAGCCTGAATATTGGCAAGCAAATAGATAAGGCGGCTGGGGTTGAGCGTGAGGTTATAGGTAGCAAGATTGGGCAAGCTGGCTATTCGTTAGCCGATAATGGACGAACAAATAGCATATATGGAAATTTACATGATCCCAACGCAGAATGTGCTATTACCGCTCCCGCTACACTTGAGGCTCAACAATGGGAAGGCTGGGGAACAGCACTAAAGCCAGCCCATGAACCTATAGTGCTTGCAAGGAAGCCAATCTCTGAGAAATCCGTAGCAGATAACGTGGTCAAGCATGGCACAGGGGCGCTGAATATTGATGGGTGCAGGATAGGAAGCGATGGCGGCACTAAAAGTCTTGTCCAAGAAATCAAAAGGAATAACAAAATTTATGGAACTTTGAAGAAGACAAAAGCGGTCACACCAGATGATGATTTTAGCAGATACCCAGCAAACGTAATCCACGATGGCCTGCAAGAAGAATGGGCCAGATATTTCTATTGCCCCAAGACATCCACCGCAGAGCGTGAGGAAAGTGTCACCCAGAACGGGCAGGACAGAAACAACACTCACCCAACAGTCAAACCCGTCGAGCTTATGAGATACCTGTGCAGGCTTGTAACACCCAAGGGGGGAACGGTGCTTGACCCGTTCATGGGCAGTGGGTCAACAGGTCTGGCGGCAAAAACAGAGGGCATGGAGTTCATTGGCATAGAGCGCGAAAAGGAATATTTCGATATAGCTACAGACAGAATCAACAAGACATGGGTGCAACCAGACCTTTTGTGATGCCTAGCGATACCACATCTTGTTGTTGATACTGGAAAACAGATCAAAATGTGCTTATAGTGTTGGAGTATTTATGGCTCAATTTTCGTGGTATTAAAAAAAGATGACCGAAAAGGCCAAGCGACCAAGGGGTAGACCACCCAAGCCAAAGGCTGACACTGGGCCAAAACGTCCAGTGGGCAGGCCCAAGGCTGACATAGATATCGCGCAACTGGAGAGCCTGAGTGCGTTGAATTGCACCATGCCTGAAATCGCGGCGTTTTTTAAGGTTCCACTTAGGACTCTAGAGGATCGATACACCAATGACCCAAAAGTCAGGGCGGCGATAGACCAAGGCCGCGAGGTGGGCAAGCTATCTGTCAGGCGCAAGCAGATGCAGATTATGAACGACCATGACAACCCCACGATGGCGATCTGGTTAGGAAAGCAACTGCTAGGACAGAGGGATAAGCATGACGTTGTGACTGAGGATAAGTCCAGTCAGGCGCTCTCTGAAGCATTCAACATCCTGAATGACATGGTGAAACACAGGCAGTCCTGATGGCCCCAGATGGATTTCTCAACGGCTTGGCCCCTGATCAGCTTGCAAAGCTGAAGAGGCTCACTGACACGTTCACTGAAGAAGAGGCCCAAGCCTTTGCGGCGCAAGTCAAGTGGGCATCCCAAGCACGACAGAAGCAGAAAGCACCAGAGGGCGATTGGTCTGTGTGGTGCATCCTAGCTGGCCGTGGGTGG